CTTAAACCGCTTTACTTGTAAAGCAATAAAAGAATAAAAGAATAAAAAGATTTTGCCATCAAAACCTCATGATTCGCCCGAATGCTACACAATCCTGGGCGATTCGCACGAGTGGCTATCAGTGTACGGGAATGGGTCAGGGAACAGTGGTCAGTGGATAGAGTAGAGCAAGTAGAGTAGAGTGTAGAGTAGACCGATAGAGTCGATCCGCGATTCGTGCGACTCAGTCCGTGGCTAGTTCGCCTTCAACAACTTTTGCATCCAAAGTTCTTTTCTTAATAAGGTTTTCGAGTCGATCGAGTATATCATCCTTAGACATCAGATCGATTTTCGCGGTTAGTATCTCGCGTCGATCGATGTAGAGTCCACCCGCCTTCCCTCGATGGACCTCGGCTGTGATGGCAGCGGATATTTGACCTTGGTCCTTCGCCTCCTCTCTAAGGTCGTGTAGAGTAGAGAGGTGGTTCTCCAGGGAAACTGCGTCTCTCTCCGAAGCTGCGATTTCCAAGTCGATCAAGTAATTCTTTACAACTGGGTTATGATTTAGTAATACACTTCCCTGTGTCTTCGCACCCTTGCGATCCTTCGTATACCCTGCTTTTATCGCGGCTTCAGTAGCTGTTTGTCCTTTGAAGTACTCCTTACAAAATTTCTTTTGTTTAGAGTTGAGTGGCTGCCAAATCTTACCACTATCGTCAATGAATCCTTTACCATCTTCTGTTGGCATTAATGACGTGTATGTCAGCTGTTTCATTCTACCTCCGAGCTTCGCATAAAGTTATTACAATCATATTAGTTTTATTAATAAATAAATAGTTTTCCTGTGCCCTCTAGGTAATCTTACCATAGTTTCTAATAGAGTAATAGAATTCTATTAGTTTTGTAAAACCAAAGAACCTCTTAACCAAGAGACTTGTAGAACGAATCTATTAGTTTATTAGAGATATTAGTACTTTTGCAAAACTTTTTTCAAAAACTTTTTTAATTTTCAGAATAACAATACACATAGATTAATAGGCATAAAAAACCCCCGATCAACGAACCGTTGACCGAGGGTCACGCCCAAGGGAGTTGAGCTTAATTAAAACAAAACCACGTACGATGTCATAATTAACAACACAAAGACCATCAAGAAAAACAATCTCATTTTATCTGGATCGTTCATTATGCCCACGCTGATTCGTAATAAGCGTCTTCTGACATCAAGCACTCTTCATACTCTAATTCTACTACGGTAGAATCATTCTCAGGGTATCTAGTATGTAACTTGATCCCTGCTTCTGCTGCTGTATAACCATCATAGTAATCGTTGACGAACTTTCCGAAGTAAGTCGCGGTTACTCGTGTTGACGATGCGTCACAAGGTAGCCCTGCTTTCGCGTCTCTAATGCCTTGGTTATAAGCATTAATCTCTTCTTTAGTTAATATTCTCATATCTTTCTCCTTTCTTAGTTAATCGCTAAAAAGTTATTTTTTAACTATATATAGTATAGCTAGGAATTAGCGGAAATAAAGCAACGTACGACGCTATCAATAACGCCACTAAGCCGAACAAAAAGAACAATAACATATTGTCTGGGTCTTTCATACATACCTCCTTACTATTTGTAGATGTTCTTCTGTAATAGAGTTGACATTTTCAATCGAGGCTATCACATCACCAATCTGATAGGATTTGGTTTTTTGTTCAAGATCGATACAATCACTGTCCTCTAACTCTGTTCCATAAACATCGTAGAGTAAGTCACGATCAGTAATCTTGCCTTCTAAGTAATCAACATAATTACGCTCTCGATCGAAGTTCCACTCGTAATAAGTTCGCTCACCGTCCTGTATTTCTATTGTATAAATAAGCATAACTACCTCCCAATAGTCTCTAAATCGTCTTTAGTTATATATTGATAAGCTCCTTTGTTATACGCTGGAGCAATCTGTTTTTTACGCTGTTCCGTTAACTCGTTGGCTGCGGCTTCACCACAACCTAAACAAGTCATATAGCCAAGGCTTCTTCGTCCTTGGCTAATTGGCTCGTCACATAGAGTACAGTCGGTCATGCTTCTTTCGTCTTAAACAATGGTTTAGCGGCAACAAACTCGGTGTTTTCAATACCGTGTTTTAATACTGCGTTAACAATCATATTCTGCTGGAATGCACACGCCATATGCATATACATCTGTACTTCATTGGAATGAAGTGCAATGTAATTATTCAAATCTTCCGAATTTTCGTAAGTATGGAATAAATTCGATTCGTGAATCGAAAGAGTTTTCTTAGTTTCATCGGTCATATCTTTCTCCTATAATTTTTTAACCTATATATAGTATAAAGCCGAGTATAGCGAATAAAAGCAGCCTTGCACTACCACCAGCATAGCATTACCGCACCACGCTCACTCGCACAACGTAATAACAACTCAAGGTCTTTGACTTCTTGATAAGTATATTCATACGGTGATCCGTGATGTGTTTGATAAATAATCGTTTCAGGTGATAGAGTAGCTTTACCATCGTCAATGAGTAGGTCTTGTTCTTTAGCGTCCGATTCGACCGCGTGTAATAGATCAGCTAGAGCTTGAGCTTGTTCTTTTAACCATTCAGGTAAAACTCCAAAACTATCTTCAGGCATATGCCATATACCGTCATCTCCCATTAGTTCATCCATTAAAGGCTCATAAGCTTTACCTCGGAACGATCCGTCGGCACCGTGACCGCTCATCATCCCACCGCATAAATTAATATCTTTTATACGTGGATCATCTTCAGCTGTAAAAGGTTTCTCACGGTCATTACTGTGAACAATATAACAATCTAATCCCATAATTATTCCTCCGTTGGATCCCAATTTTCGTTATCAAATATTTCAGCATGAAGTGTTTCTCTAGTCATTTCGTTATTAGCGATCAGAGTAAGGATCTCGACATAATCGATATTTTCGGTTTCTACCCAAAACTTGACCTGTTCTTCGCTTAGTTGTGGTACAAACCTCATCTTACTGATATAGGTGTAAAGTGTTTATCATCGTAATCCCACTCGACATCTAAAGTATCAGGTAAACCGTCAACATAACCATCATGGTCATAAAACTCAGACCAAGTTTTAAATTTTAAGTCGTCAGTATCTTTACTACCATCATAAGGTATGTCGTCCCAGTGATGTTTTACTTCATCCCAATTATTAAAATGTCCTATAGGAAAACAACCTGCAATACTTAGTGCATGGTCTTCGGGAGACTCACCACTAGACCAAGCTTCTAATAAATCAGCTCGATTGTATTCTTCATGTATCCAGGGGACAAATAAATGATAAGAAATAATTAATTTTTCTTGTTTCATCAGTGCACCTCCTTCTCATCGGGAATCGGTATAAACTGCATAAAAGGTTCTTCTACATGATCCTCGGGCATCCACTCGATCGTATCAGCATTATAACTACCGCTAATAGTCGCCCCTTCATCATCATAACCAACAATAATGGCTCGATTTGCTAATGGTGTATGAAACTCAGTTAGCTTGAAATATCGCATATCGTTTTTAAATAAAGCCTCATCATCAATTATTACCATCGTATCGTCACTTAATGTAACAACGTCCAGGGGTCCATCAAGTTGCATATGCTTTTTAGCGTCGGCAAAGGTAGAGTCTTCTGACAACTCTACCTCGGTAACAGTTTGCTCGAACGGGTCGATAAGTAGTCCGCTAATCATCTTGCCCACACTGATAAACTACCGTCATCTAACTCAGCACTGAAGTCCATATTTTGGATAGCACCTTTGGCGATATCTTCGATACCTTCTTCAGTATACTCACGAGCTTCTATATTATCGATACGAGCAGTTAACTCGGATAATACGTTCAGCACATGTTGCTCAGCTCCTTTCTCTAAATCAGCAGGATCGATTATTCGAGGTTGTAAGCCATCTAAGACATCGGTAATCTCATGTAATGACCTGATCAAATCTGAGTTGAAGTCGTTTGCATAAGACTGTTCTAATAAACTGACGTTAGTTTTAAGGTCAGCTACCTGTTGTTGGATTTTTTCAATATCCATATCTTTCTCCTTTCTTAGTTAGTGTCGTTAAACCATTTAACAACTAATACAAGTATGCCTAAGAGTACCGCGAAGTAAAGCAGTACTAGAAGGCAAGAAACCTAGAGGTCTTCTTGTTTCTTCCATAAACCGTTTTCCAATCGACCTGTTCGTTTAGATATCTCATCGTAGGCGGCTTTCATGCAATCTTCGAGTGTTAAACCTTTTTGTTCAGCTAAAACGATCAAACAAACAGCACAATCCCCTATACCGTCTATTAATCCTGCTTCGTCACCGTAGGCGAGTGCTCGAGCTGTTTCACCGACTTCTTCTACGAGTTTCAACATCTGTTTTTCAGGTTGTATATCGGGACCATAAAGTAGACCACGGACTTCCGCCCAATCAACAATATCATCAATTACTTTCATTAATTACACCTTTTTCTATTAAATCTTTAGCAGTTCTTCCAAACCAACCTTGTAATGTCCACGCCAAGCCTGTGTCAACTAAATGTTGCCATGCTTCTATAACTTGTTCTTCATTTTTAGGTTCTTCAAACCCCTCTGCTATTCCTACTGCTAAATAATTATCCATCATTACTCCAAATTTTAGGTGGTTCGGTAGGTGGTAAAGTTAAATCAAAAGATATTTGTTTTTTATCGATCATCCTGCGTAAAGCTTCATGAACGTGAAACATCTCGATTCGACCGTTTTCGCCCTCAGGAAGTTTAAATGCTATTTTAATGGTAGCAATCGGATAATCTTGTGATTCGTCCGTATGTGAGATTCTATAGCCTACAGCACCCATCATATTGAAATTACTCATCTTTACCACTCAAATCTGTTGTAACGACTCTGCCGCTTTTATATTTAAGCTGACGGTAATGTGTTGTTTCACCTTTTTGATAATAATATGAAAGTAATTTGTTATTATCTTCTTCTTGTGCAAGTTTTTCGCGTTGTTGCTCAACGACTGCCTTATGTTGTGTCATAAGTCCTCCTTATAATCGAAACCTTCTAACATAGCATCGGTTATTTTTTCATAATCGATAACGTCATCAGCTTCTAATGTATCAAATAATAATGCTATACCCCGTTCGACTCTATTACGATCCATACGTGCTAAATATTCTTCAGACGTTTGATCAGCAATATAAGGCTCTAAAGCTATAGCGATCGTCGCAACAGCTCGTTCTACAGGATTTAAATCAAACTTGGGTTTAGCTTTTCGTGGCATCTTCACCTTCTTTTTTGAAACGGTTAATCATCGTATCGAAGATATCGTTGATCGCAACAGGTTCTTTTGTTTTGATTACGTTAGCTTCGACCTCGAGTTTTTTAATACGTTGTATCAACATATTATTCACATTGATCTGTTCTTGCATAAATTCTTGTGTCGAGCGTTGCGTTTGTACTAATAAATCGAGGCTTTGCGTAAGCGTATCGATCATTTGCATTATTTCATTCTTTTCCATTTATTTCTCCTTTCTTATTAATAAACTGTTAAATAAGTGTGGCGTTGTATTAGGATTGTTCCTTTAAGCCTCATCCTTGTATTAAGGCACCACGTTTTGAGCCAGAGAGGTGAGCGGTCTAACTAAAAAACTCCGCTCGGTATCATTATTTAATGGAGTAATCATATGAATCTCTCTGGACTTATCAAACTTGTTCTAGTAAATATACTTATAGTATAAAGTACGAAAGTTAGCAAAGTAAAGCACTATTAAGAACCCCGCATTCGTGCCATAGTTTTTGTTTTTCGATATATTGCACGACCGCACTTTGGATCTAAAAAGATCGTAGGTAGTAAAGTACCAAACCGATCTTTTGTTTGTACGTGTTTAGCGTCTCGCCAATCAGCTCCACCTGTTGCTAATACTTTGCGTAATAATTTAGCTTTCTTTAAGTTCATAGTTTTTCTCCATACATTTTGACCATTCATCTCGTTGCACTTCTTCAGGATAAGCTGTATATAACCTATCCCGACATTCATCAAACTGTTTACGCCAAGCCGCAGGATCATATCGATCGTTCCATTCCTTAGTTTCTGGAACGTATGCCGCACAGCCTGTAATGATAAATACTGTTAATAATCGATAAATCATAATTCGTCTGACAAGATATTGTTGGGTAAATCAACATAAGGTAGATTGTTATAATCTTCGTATTCCATATCTAAAAAGAATCGCTCGTTTGCTTCTGGATCAGGTCCTGGAATTACAAACATAGCTCTAACTTCTATATCGTTATGATCTAAAGTGTAAGTAATAGGTAGTTTGACTTCTTCTAAATCGTAGCCTAATTCGAGTAAAGCTCCGTTAACAATCCCCACGTCAGGGTATCTGTTTTTGCCAGAGTCTTCGGCTTTTTGTGTAAGAGTTTCTAATATCTCAACCGTTGCATATTTAACTTGTGCCATCTTTTTCCTCTATAAGATTATCGATTGCTTCATACATAACGTTATGTACTGCTTTTTCAAAAAGCTCGGCATCCTCGTTTTTAATTTCAATAAACGGATCTTTTAACATTGCGTGTATTACGTGTCGTGCTAAAACTGCTACGTTGGTTTTAAACGTTAATCCGTTTTGTTTAGTTATTTCTATTTCCATCGTTTTCCCCTAAAAAATAAGTGCACAACAAACATTGTTATGCACTTAACAGATTATACCTTTGCGAAGTAGCCTTCATCAACAAGTCTTTTCGCATAAAATCTAAAGATTCTAAGCGGGTCTTGACCTGTAGTCAGATTGCCTTTCTTCACTGCAAGAGATACTAGATCTTGTGCTGTAAAACTAGCAGAGTCTAAATCACTCTTTTTAGCTTCACTAACAGTTAAGATCAAGGCTCTCATCTGCGGAGTAAAACCTTTAGACTCAGGAACTTTGCCTATGAACTTATATAAAGTTCTAGAAGCTCCTTTGCCTGTTGAACTAGGCTTCGGGACTGCTGTCACTTTAGCTTTGCTCAAAGGTTTTGTTACTGCTTTCGCAGGAACTCTCTTTGCAGAGGTAGATGTAGATGTTGCTGTTTGCATATCTTTCTCCTTTCTTTTGGTTAACAAATTCTAACTTGCGTTAGAACAACTATTACAAGTATGCCTATGATTACTTAGAAAGTAAAGCAGTACTAAGACCACCGCAGAGGCAAGACTTGTAGATTAATGGATCGGTTCATCAGGATCCGTAAACTTAACAAGATTATTATCTTCTAGATGTTGTTTCCAGAACATTAAAATCAGGGATGTGTCGGTAATACCGTGTAGTTCTTGACAGCCTTGAGCAATCATCGTATCACGTATGACGGAAGCTAACTCATCGTTAGCTCCATCATACAATGCCGACCAGACCATAGCTAAAACCTCACCATCAACTAAATATGATTTAGGGTCTTTTGCCATTACACAGCCTCTGCATATTTCACAGCTAAATCTAAAGCTTTGGCTTTACGATTAGCCGCAGCACCAAACCATGAACTATGTAGAGCGTTGCCTTCGGTTACAGACTCACGTAAATGGTCTTCAACGTAGGTGACAGCATTCAATGCTCCCCACCACGTACCTTTAGCAGACTTCAGGTTTGCACCTGGAGACTGTTCTAGAGCATCGACAGCAAGAAGTGGAAACTTGTTAAATTTCTCAACAAGAGGTTCTTGCATACCTATCAACTTACCTTCAGCTTTAAGCTGTTGGTCGTGTCTATAAGCAGCAATCATATCAGGTTGATAAATATCACCTACAAACTCAAGAAACTGAGAATGTTTAGCTTTCTTCTTAGAGAGTAAGTTTGCAGCTTCTCTAAACTCTGTCATACGTTCAGCAGATAGCCCTAGAGCTTCTTCTGCGATCTGTATAACATCGTCATCGAATGCTTTAACGTGTGGCATACGGAAGGACGCTGTGCCACCGTGTTGTAAAGCCATCGTTAAAGTGTTGTTGCAAACAACTCTGATAGGTGTCAACTTAATAGTCATTGCTCGACCAACGATATGTGGTTGGTTGATAAGCAAATAACCTTTAATAAGGTCGTCACCCGCTAGTTCGAAGTCTTCTGAGATTTTAGCTAAACCCCAAATTTCTCCACCGTCTTTCAAACTACCTGCGGTTTCCATGGTCATATGACCAGCATCCGTAAAGCGTTTGAAGAACTTGAATACGTCTTCATTCTGTATAGGGACATAGTCTCTACCACAATGCGATAGTATTCGGTTATCGCTATCTCGAACAACGTGGAAGGTATTCTCCGCTTGGATAAGACCAACATCGTCACTCCACTCAGGAGCGTCTATAGTATAACTAGGACGTTTGCTAACTGTCCAGTCTAACTGAGCCGCTTTTTGCATATCCGATGGGGTAAGGTTAGAATCAACCTCGACACCTAATCCGTGCCAAGGTACTTCTCCTGTCCAAGCCATCGTTTCTACTTGGTGTGCCATAATTTTCTCCTTTCTAATGTGCATGGCTGCACTGGTTAATCACGTAGCCTATTAGCTACTTTTATCATTATAGGTACGAAAGTTAGGAAAGTAAAGCACTAACAAGAGCGTCCCAATCGTAAGGAATCGTGAGAGTCACAAGAGCTTTTGATTTATAACCAGTCTTAACGAGGTCTTGAATACCTGTAAGACTGTCGATATGATAGAGTTTGATTTCATCGTTTTTACGAGCCATAACGAAAACTTGACCACCGAATGATGCACGTTTCGCTAACCACGATATTTGCATAGGGCGTAGAGTAAGAGCATTACCTGAATGTATTTCTTTTAGCTCAATCCAGAACTCTTTACCTTTGGCACAACCATTAACGTCAGGAACACCTGCTCCTGTCATACCTGTTTCAATTCGTTGTAAATGTATTTCAGGAAGATTTGATCTTAACAAGAGCCATAAATTTTTTTCTTTCGCCATATTTCATTTTACGGTAACGTTTCATAATCGATCGTTTTGTTAAAATAGACCAACGTTCATTAAAAGAACGACTGTTTGCGTATTTTGCTCGTTTTCGATGTTTAGATACATTGGGTTCTCGCCACCAACAGTTCCTCCATTTTTTCAATTTAAACGATAACGGATCAGGTTTGTACATTGTTCCGTCAGAATATCTAGGTGTTGTATGTTCTTCATGTAATACNCGCTCAAGCCATTGCATATCTTCTTGTACGTAAGGTTCATCNGTCGCTAAATATTCTATATGNTCTAAAATATCNTTATCTATAACCGCTTCNTCNTAAGCACANNNANACCANTTTTGATANTNANNTGATACAACNTGTTTTCTTTTACCCGATCCATACGTTGACGTAGGGTTTTTATTTTTAGAATACTGATGTTGTTTTTGACAATGTTTAGAACAATAATTTAATAAACCTGATTCTTTCTTATCAAACTCTACGGAACAATATACACACGATCGAGGAATATCTACAACTGGTTTTTTCTTTTCAGCGTTATGAAACGTATTACCGCATTCCGCACTACAAAACTTTCTTCTTTGTCCGTATAAAGGTTTCGAACATACCTGACACTCTCCGTTGTTCGGTAGTTCTATTTGTGTGTTACTTGCTAAAAACATATACCTTAAATATAAAAGGCAAAGTTTAGAAAGTAAAGCACTGTCCTAGCCCGACCAGTCCCAACCAGTATGTGGAGCGGCTTTTTGGTTATTAGCAATAAGTTTGATGTCTCTTTCTTTTAACCAGTCATCGAAAGCACGTTTAGTCTGATCGAGGTCATCGTACATCGTTTTAAACTCAGACCATTTGTTTCTAGCAATCTGTGTACCGTAATAGTAATCACCATCACCGAGTTTACAACGTGTAATGATTTGCCACATACGTTGTTTTGTTAAATTATGCTCTCTACCCATTTGTTCTAGAGTCGTAGAGCTCTCTACCCATTGTTCGTACATTCGTCTGTACTTAATAGAGTATTCTTTAGCTTTTTCTTGTGAGATACCTTTCATTTTATTTCCTTTGTTTCGCCCCATGAACTTCCGAGTTCCTTATCCACTAGTAGGGGTACTGCAAGTTCTACACAAGTTTCCATTATTTCTGCAATCTTGTCAGCTTGTTCAGTGTTCTCTACTGAGATATCAACCTCATCGTGGACTTGTAGGTGAGGAACAATTCCTTCCTCCCACAGACCAAGCATTGCTAACTTCGTCATGTCAGCAGCCGATCCTTGAATCAACCGATTCAGAGCCTTATATGTATATGATCTTTTTAAATTATCACCGTATTTTTCCTGTGCTTCTTCGTACGGTAGTGGTAGAGTACGTTCATATCTATCTTCCCATAGATTAAACCTACAACGTCTACCAGCAAACGTTCGTATATAGCCACGTTCCATGGCTACCCTTGCACACTGATCTTGTAACCCTCGTATAAAGGGAACTTTAGCATGATACTGCTGAAATAACCCCTCAGCTTCCGTATCGTCTATCCCTAGCTCTTTAATAAGCTTTTCTTTACCCATCCCATAGCTAAGTCCTAGATTAATCGTCTTAGCCTGTTTACGCGGTATATTAGCCATATCTGCAACGATCTGGTGGAAATCCGCGTTCTTTTCTGTATACTCAACTACCGCATCTTTTGCCCCTGCTAAGTTCATTCGATCAGCGTAATGAACGGTAAGCCTTGGCTCTTGTTGTGAATAATCGAATACACCCCACTGACAACCATCCTCTGGAATAAACAAAGATCGTATTAAATTACCGATCTCTGGATCTCTTGCAGGAACTTGTTGTAGATTAGGATTACTATAACTAAATCTACCACTAACCGTGCCGCCACGATCGTTACGCATAGCGTGAGCTTCTGCGTGTATACGACCATCGAAGCAGTGATCTTTAATCATCTTATCGATAAAAGTAGTTCTAGCTTTATTAAGTTTCCTGGCTCGAACAATAAGTTGTGGTAACTCGTGTTCATGTCCCTCTAACCAGTCTTTTTGAAAACTAGCCATACCTTTTGCGGTTCTAGGAAACCATATCTTGTTCTTTTCAAAGATAGCTTCTAACGATGCATTAGCCCATAAATTAACTTCTGCACCATATTTACGTTTAATCTCGACCTGTAGCTTTTGTTCTTCGATCGATAACTTTTTACTAACATCATCAGCTTTTTGTTCATCGATTCTAACCCCTCGCCATCGCATTTCTAACAGTAAAGGAATCAGTCGGCATTCCATGTCGAGTATCTTTTCTAACCCTTGTTCTTGAACTTCGATCTTTAATTTTTGCCAAAGTTTTAGAGTTAGTGCTGCATCTTGCTCACCATAAGGTCCAACGAACTTAGACGGTAGTTTATACATTTCTGATTTAGGATTTACTCCAAACGATAAAGCAGCGTTTTGTAATAACGATTCATCTTTCTTTTCGTTACAGTAAAACTCACCGAGGTTATCTAAAGAATAAGAATACCTATTCTCGTTTACTAGGGGAGCCGCTACGATCGTATCTAATATTTTACCGCCTACGTGTACGCCTTCTCTACGAAGCCACCCTACGTCGTATAAGGCGTTATGAAATATAACGTCTCGCTTTTCCGATGCTAGAGTGTTGCGTAACCAACGTAATACAATATCTTCGTCAAGATTACCTCCGCCTTGATGACGGATAGGGAAGTAACCCTTCCAACCCTCTGTCGCAATACCAACACCTACGATATACCCACGACCTGTAGCCCATCCTGGACCACAAGTCATGAGGTGTGGATCGTAAGTTTCTAAATCTACTGCAATCGTTTCTGTCTCAGAAAACTGAGGAAAGATCTCAGGTATAGACCAGTCACTTGTTGGAGCGAACATAGGGGTTTGTAAAATCACTTCTTCTTTTTGATCCTCGTGACTTTAGTTTTCTTAGCTTTTGGCTTTTTTGCAGGAGCTTTACCACCTTCCCAAGCTTCGTTAACATTTGGAGTAGACTTATCGTCTGCCTTATATGTTCCCTTCTGCGTTCTAGCTCGTTTAGGATCTTTCTGCACCACTTCATAGATGTTCCCCGCTTTAAGTTCGTCGTCAAACTTCTTTAAAACAACTTCAGCATCTTTGATTGCTTTTTCAAGAACTTCTTCCTTTACAACTTTCTTAGGTTGTAGTTCTTCTTTTGGTAACGGTGTAAAAAATTTAACAAACTTTTTCCACCAACTATCTGTATTACTCATTAGTAATCCTCCTTGCCATCTTCTGCGGCATAATTAACATCGTCAGCTTCAACGCTAACTTGGTTAGTATTAGCTAAAATGTATTCTTCAACTAATAATAAATATCTACGTAAGTCTCGAATATCATCGAGTAAACCTGCTTCGCCTTTGTAGACTTCACCTGCTTCGAAGATATCCCACCCGTGCTTTTCAGACTGGTGTTCTATACGATCGAACTTACGTGCTAACATCATAAAGGCACCTACACCTCCACGACGTCTCCAAGAATCACCGTACGAAGTCTCTGCTCGTTTAAGAGCTTCAAGATCGTTTTGGGCAACTTCTTTCATGCTTTCCCATTTGCTCATTTGCTTTCTCCTATATCCGCATTGTTTAAAGTATAGGCGGTGTCTCGTTTGCGGATCCACTCAAAACACGCCTCCATCCAATCGAGAGACTTAATAGACTGTACTTCTCGATACGAATTCAAATAATCTCTTTCTTTATGATAATGAAATGCTTTTAACATAGGCACTGCTACGTCTGGAAAAATATTATTATCCCATTCGATATCATCTGTTCTTTTTAGCATTTCTTTTGGATTATATCTAAAAGTTTCAAAATAATCGAAGAAGAACCTGACTTCTCTGTTAAAAGAAATAAGGTCATTAACAATAGGTACAGGCTCATATTCATCGATAAGATCGTAATGATTTTGTATATGTTTATAGGTGTATACATTTAATTCAATATCTTTAACTTTTTCCCACACAGGAGTGTTTGGATAAATATGAAAACTATCACTAATTTGAGTATAATCACCCATCGGTAAATTTAGATTAAGAGCTACGAACTCTTGCAACATAGACATATGAACTGCGTTAGCACCATAAGCTCCCCAAAGCATATCGTTAGAACGATTACAAACAGTCATGCATAACTTACCATCACGTACTTTAAAATAAATATTCGTATTACAAGGTACGTCTTTTCTTTCAACTTTTTTATTACAAGTTCTCGCTAAATCGTCCTTAGGATCCCACATCTGTAAAACTGCTCGTCTTTCGTAAGGGTTTTCTTTTAACAAACCGATAATTGCAGCTATTTGATCTTTCTTAAAATAACTTCTCCATCTCCAACCGTAAGCTCCCCATAGAGTTTCACCGTCGTCTGAGAAGTCTTCCATAGACTTAACAAAATAAGTTAGTGGTTCTAAGTCGTTACGACCATCGAGCATCCACAACCCCTCTACAAAATGAAAGAATGGATTAGCGTCTCTTTGTTTTATTAAACAAACTCTTTCCCAAGGTTTTTTGTATACGGTAGCTACAGGTGTCTTAGCTTCATACGTTATACCATTACGACTTTCCTGTACTCTATATTCAGTAGGGTCTTGAAATAAATCTATACCTTTTTCTAACGCGTCGTTTACGTTTCTTGCATTAATTACTTTCATAATGTGTCTTGATAACCTCCTACTATTTCATGTATCACAAAACGAATTTCTTCATCGTTTAACATTGGTACTTTTCTTTTTATAAAAGCTATTGCAAGTCGCTCATCTGCGGCTACTTTTAGAAAGAAAGCTACCTCTAAAAACTGTGTATAATGTATATCGATTACATCACCATACTCTTCTAACAACTCTATTACTCTATCACTCATTCCCATACTTACTTTCTCCTTCTATTAAGTCTTCCACCATTGGAAGATTATTATGTTTATACACCGATCGTGTTCGTCCCTCGCCTTTATATATTCGAGAGTATTTATCAAACTCACATAGACCACCTTCGATCTCTCGCATTTCATAATTAGCACCGTTTCTAAAAATAATCGAAGGAGCTAATACTTTCTTTACTTCTTTAAATAGGTCTTGCATTTCTTTACACCATGGATGGCTTTTACGACTATAGTCTAGCGGTCTGCCTGTAAGACGATTAAGTCCTCGCATGGCTCCTGGACCTGCATTAGCCCAAGTCATAATATCGTTAGCGTTTTCTAATAAATAGGTATGTCTTAAATCAGTAACAACTTCGTAAGCCATAAATGGACCCATGTATGGATAATCTCTAAGAATTAACCATGTTGCTTCTAACGAAGATTCACCTTTTGCTAAGTTTTCATGTAGTCTAGATAAAATAGATTCTCTAGCTTTCCAAATATGTGAAACACACTCAGCTACCCCTGTTACTTTATCCATACCGTTTGGTGTTTTAATAATGTAAGCACCCGTGATCCATTTAGGTTGTTTAGTTATTTCATAAATAGCTTTCTTTCTATTCCATTTACGTAATAAATCATGATCGATTAAAGTTCTCCCTGTTTCTATTAGATTAAACCAACGGAATATAATCGTAGCCATAAGAACATCTTCTTCGTTCCGCATAGGCTCTCTTATATGTGTTCTAAACCAACGTGTTGTACGATCATCTTCTCTAAACACTTGGCAGAACTTAAACTCCTGCAAAATTGGATCGTCAGTCCAGGGAGGGGAAAGAACTGCAGATTCTTTTTTAATGCGTATCGACTCACGTTCAGTTTGCCAATAGCAATAACGATCCAACTCTGCGGGAATAAACTCAGTCATTACTTTTTACGTAACACCCAAGAACAGTTATTAGCGACTTCAGGATAAAACGTAGCGGCAACAACTCGTAAAAACTGTCTACCGTATCTGTTTTGTAGTTTTTCAAACTGCTGAGGAGTCCATCCTGTATTACTATACTCGTACTCATCTCTCATCGCTTTCTTTAAATTAGGTAATTGTATAAACGTTCCTGTAACGTCTACGATCTCGAAGTTTCTTTCTAGTTCTTCTTTTAGTTCTTGAAACCCCCACTCGTATACGTGATCCTCAGGAAGCTTGTCGTTAGAACCATCGTGGTTAGGAGTAGATACAAAAGCTAACCCATTCGGTCGTATAGTTCTAGCGGCATCATCTAACCATGCACCAATAAACTCTCTACCCATATGTTCTATAACTTCGGTCGTCCAGAAAAAATCTACGCTTTCATCTTCTAGTTTAAATACAGGATCAACAGTTAAATCTTGTATACGTATTTCACCGTTAAAGTTCTGAAACCACGTAGAATCAGCTAACTCTCCACCTGCATTAGACCAAAAAGGATTTTCTAACTCACAAGCAGGGTCGATGTCGTAACCATAATACGATCTGATAATATCTGATTTCTTTACAACATAAGCTTTATATAGATTTCTGAGTGTCCAACACTCACCGCAGCCAACTTCAAACGTATCAAGTGGTCGTCCTAATCGTTTAGCTTCAGCAATACACATAGAAGCGATCTTATCGAATCGACTTATATGAGCAAGTTCATCAGGTCTCCAGTTTGCTAATACACCCGCACTAGCGATATCCATTCTAGTATTTTTACTGTCGTTTTCATTAACAGTAAGTTTCTTTCTTATTGATGACATTTAATTTACCTCCACCAACTTGGTTTAGTTCTACCCTTTTCCCACTTAGCGTAATGTTTCTCGTTAATAACGTAATTACGATAAGCTAGAACAGAGTCCTCGTTTTTATA